ATGTTCAACATGTTTTTACCAGCTAAAACTCTGTAAATCAAGCAATACAACCTAGAGTAGTGGGACCCCTTTTTACATAAAAGGGGGATGGGGTCGCGATACAACCTGTAATTGAGATTTGATTCGGGACCCCTGGCCCGTTAGGGCCAGGGGCAGAGAGTTAATCTAGTAATGTCATGTATGCTTTAGCATTCATCTCACTAAATTTTCTTAAGCCTTTTTGCATAGTCTTATAATCTTCGTCAAACTCTGCCTGTTTAATCATGATATATAACTTATACTCCTCTGCTGTTAACATCTCTGATTGACCAGAATAAGGATTGATTGCTTTGTGTTGTCTTTCTGTGTTAGTCATACTAGGGATAATATAGGATAAGTCAAGCATTGTCAATAGCCCTTATAACTTTTTGTTTATATGGATTGCCTAAGTAATCGGTCCTAGTTTCTACTTGCACATCTATTGGTGTTTCAAGAGCCTTGGTCCTTGGATGGAGTCTAATGAATTCTTCCCAATGTTCATACAGGAAATCAGTATAACAATTCTGACTACAAAAGTGTGACCAATAATGCGTTGCATTCCATGAGTCTTGTTTAATCTTTCTGGTCCTCAATACCTTAGAACCTTGGACACCTCTTATCCTGTCTTGTGTATGATAAGTATGACATTTCGGACCATGACACCATTGATAGTCGCTCATTAGTGCCTCACTTTCCAACTTGTAGTTGCTGTTCTATATCCATGTGCGTCTAGATCGTAATAAACATAATAAGGTGTTCCATTCTTTGCAACACCAAATCTGCTTTTGTCATCATGTTTGCCTTGTCTTGTTATGTGTTTCTTATGCTTACTTGCCCAGTAAGTTATGTAAAATGTTTTAGTCATATGTATTTCTCTCTTTCTGGGACTATCCTATATTAATAGGATAGCCCTGTCAATAGCTTAATTTAAACTATTTTCTGCCTGTTGTTTTTCGTACAATAGTCTTGCCTCAATTTTAGCTTTCCTATCTACATTCTTATTCTTCATGCCTTTAATTCTTTCAGCAAGATTTTTAGGATTGTAAATAACTAGACCTGTACTATTAGTTCTAATTATTTCTGCGTCAGTAATATTTAAACCAAGTTCAGTACAAAGTTCTAATGCCTCGTCTAAATATTTATAACCTTTTAAACCAACTTTAATTTCTTTCATCTGGTCTAAAATAGATGAAATCCATTTTTGATGAGCCATAACAAATTGACCTTTTGCCTGTTTCCAAGAAATTAAAAACTTAAACTCTTGTTCAGTACAAGCAATAGACCTATCTCTACAATAATCTCTACCAATTAAATCTAATTGGTATTTTTCATTCCACTCTTTGCCATAACCTTTGTCATCATTACCAAGATAAGTATTATTGTTATCAACATATTTTGTTTTGTGTGGGTTATTATCTTTGCCCTCTTGTTCAATCAAAATATCTGGGTTGCAATTATCTTGGGCTTTTAGTTCATCACGAAATAAAGCATAACCATATTCATTATCATTTGAATATGAAGAATTGCTTTCAGTATCAATGCTACCATTTAATCTAAAGTCAAAATGTTTTTCAATAGCTTTTGTTTCTGTAATAGGTTTGTCATCATAATCTCTACCCTCAACTTCGCCCATATAATGAAAATGAAAACAACTGTCTTTTGCAATCGTACTTACATTCTCAAACTTATTTTGTAAGTATCTTGCTTTTTCTACATCTTCATCAGTATAATGTCGTCTAACAATAGTTTCAGCAACTTTCCATGCGTTGTCATTTATGTCAAGTTGATTAGCTTTCAACTCATCATACTTTTGTTTTTCTTGCGTATCTTCTTGTTCAAGGTGTACTCGCATACGATTAGCAATCTTATTACGATACTCTTGATTTAGTCTTATTCTAGTCATTTTTTTCTCCTGTATATTATTTTGCATAAATGTTTTTTAACACTTGACAAAGGGATTGTCAAGGATTATATATGATTTACTATTTATCAAGTTAAGTTAAACCACCTCTGGTAATTGTAAGACCTCGTTTCTGGTTTCCGGTCGATAAATTTGCCAACCAGTGGGACAATTAGTAGTTGTATTTGTTTATAGGACCGTCATCCTTATCTTTGTACAACTGCTACTGATCCCTGGTCATTGCTTAAATGCACTCGGCTAGCCTAAACCATCGGTCCTTTACCGGAACGAAGAGGGGCAATGACCTGGGATCAGAACTAGTTTAGGGCGCCTGGACATTTCTGGGCTATATTCTAGGTCGCGAGTTCGAAAGGGAATTGGCCCGGTAAGGTTGCAAACTGAAAGGCCCGCCTATTAGCCACTAGTACTGATCCCTGGACCAATTGTCAGTAGACTGCAGGTCCGGTGTGATGAACACCGGCGTCAGTTGGTCCTGGGATCAGTCTATTACTGCCAGAGGATTCTAGATAAGCCCGGCGGGAAGAGACTGGTCCTGCATTGCGCCGGAGAGTAAGTTCAGCTATTGCTTTAGAACTGGTAAGGCGCAAGCTTTAAGAAAGGAATCATGAGCAGAAGAATTGAGAACCCGGTAATATTTATTAACCACTGGCGTTGGCTCGAGGCCAACGGATACAAGCGTCAAGCCGCAAGCTGCAAGCGCCAAGCCGCAAGCTTGACAAGAAAGAATTATAATGTTATAGGAGAATCAAGGAGAAAGAAATATGAAAACAAGTAAAGCATTAAAGATTATAGGAGGCAGCCTGAGCAAACCGTCAAAGATGCCGGGCTGGTCAATTGGTTTACCTGCCAAAGAATGCAAAACTGGCGGCAAGCTTCAGAAGGTGCCTGGCAGCGTCTGTTATGATTGTTACGCGCTCAAAGGTTGTTATGTCTTCAAGGTTGTTCAAGATGCGCAGTATCGAAGGCTGGAAGCTATTCAAGATCCGCAATGGGTCGCTGCAATGGCCCACCTGATCAACAGCAAGAAGCCGGATGTATTCAGATGGCATGACTCAGGAGATGTACAAGATTTAAATCACTTACAAAAAATTTATGAGGTGTGCAGGTTAACACCTACAAAAAAACATTGGATGCCTACCCGTGAAGCGTGGATCAAGGACCATCTTCAGGACAAGCCAAACAATTTAGTCATAAGGTTCAGTGCGCCCATGGTTGACCAGCGGGCGCCTGCTTCCTGGCCTAACTCTTCAAGTGTTGTCACTAAGGACCAGCCCTGGTTTGGTGCAACAAGTGTCATGTGTCCAGCACCAAAACAAAATAATGAATGCAAAGACTGTAGACAATGCTGGAATCCTGAAATTAAAAATGTTAGTTATGGTAAACACTAAAATGTTCAGACACCCAAAATATTATAAAGAATTACGCAAGCGTAATAAACTGGATCAGGCAATTAGCAAAGAACCGGCGACGGCTGGGAATCAGCGTTCGCCTGGTCCGGGCCTCAAGCCACAAGCTCCAAGCGTCAAGCCCCAAGCTCCTGGAGCATCAAGCGACAAGCATCAAGCCCCAAGCAACAAGCCTCAAGCTTGAAGCCACAAGCGTCAAGCTCCTGGATCCTGGACCCTTCAAAAAGTTTCACGGTACTCGAACCAAGGTGCTCAATGCAGATGAAAGTATTGTGTGGATGCTTCACATGGAAGGCAATTTGATGTGGTGAGAATCGTATTTTATTCCCCTTGCATACCTTCAGTTCTACTGTGAAAAAGTGGCCATTAGTATTATACCCCAATAGATCAGGAGTACCGGATAAGCTAAGGTTCTCAAGTCTGATCCACGATATTTCAGGTATATATTTTTTAATTTTTGCATATAATTTTCGTTCTGGTTTCAAGGGAAGTTAGTAGTCCCGTTGAAGTTTTTCAGGTAAGATAAGACTCGATGGTTTTTCGGTTTTCATAACCAATCTATGCGCACTATGACCAGGTTGACCAATAATAGGAGTAGCATTTTCATGTACTTCCATTCGTCTAATTGCATGTAACTTTCCATTTATCTCTACATAGATGACGGCGTTCTTTACTGCGTCGCTACCTTTCGTAAAGTTGCTTAGATACAACTGCAAGTCTTGTACTCTCATGAATTTTTTCTTAACTTGATAGATAGATTCTCTATCACTTTTTTATAACCTTGCAATAAATTTTTATTTTTTTCGTTTTCGTAAGAAAATTGTTTCCAATAATAGATTTGTTTTTGAGCATCTCTTAACAACCCTTGATACATTTGTATCGTCAGGTGCAAACCTTCAATTTGTTTAGTTAAATCTAATGGACCTCGATCATCTTTCATCACTTGACAATATAAGATAGTTCCCTTAAATTGTCAACTATGGGAGTACCAAAAAGATTAACGGAAATGCAACAACGATTCGCTGAGTTCTTAGTATTCGGTGGACCAGACGGACCAATGACTAAACGAGAAGCTGCTATTGCTGCTGGATATAGTAAAGATAGAGCTATGCGTGAAGGATCAGAACTAACTAATCCAAAATATTCTCCACTTGTTGTTAAACACATTGGTGAATTGAAAGAAGAAAGACTTAGAAAACATGAAGTGACTTATGAAGGTCATGTTGCTGAACTTGCTAGACTACGTGAGGCTGCTTTAAAGAAAGGTTCTTTCTCTTCTGCTGTAAACGCTGAAGCAAATCGTGGAAAGGCAGCAGGATTATACATAGACAGAAAAATAATAAAAACTGGGAAACTAGAAGACTTATCAGAACAAGAATTAGAAGCAAAGATGAAACAAATTTTAGACGACTACGCACAGATAATTGATGTGACTCCATCTATAACTTCTGAATCTTCTTCACCCATTGACGAGGAATCATC